GCCACCTGCACCTCCTGCACCACCTGTTCCTCCGTTTGAATCTGTTCCGCCACCACCGCCACCAGCGTATGTTACGCTAGAACCTGAAATGGATGATGCAGAACCTGCTCCGCCATCTCCACCTGTAGATGTAGCACCTACACTAGCACCGACAGCACTTGCTCCGCCACCACCAGCTCCAGCTCTTTGATTTGCACCACCGCCTACAGTTTTAGCACCGCCATTGTTACCTTGACTTGGTGAAGTGCTTGGTGTATTTCCTGATCCACCTGAATCGGTTGATGAATCTGTAGCTCCAGCTCCACCACCTGAACCACCATTACTTCCTGTTCTATTTAATTGAGAACCGCCACCGCCACCACCTGTAGATGTTAAAGTAGTTAATCCTGTGCCTGATAAAATTGAATCATTACCATTAGTTCCTTTATTAGATGTTGATGTAGAACCTGCTCCACCTCCGCCTACTGTAACTGTGTATGTTGCAGGATAATAAAGTGTTGTTGTAGAAGCTAAATAACCACCTGCTCCACCGCCACCTGCTTGGATTCTTCCACCGCCACCACCACCAGCTACTACTAAATAACTAGCTGTAACTGCTGTAGCAGGAGTTAATGTTCCTGAAGCTGTGAATGTATGTATTTGTTTACCACCTGAAGTAGTAACTGTGCCACCTGTGAATAGGGGAGTAGCAGATGTGTAAGATATGATGACTATGCCTGAACCGCCATTTCCACCAGCATAAGCAGTAGCTGGTGAAAGACTTGCATATCCAGCACCACCACCACCACCTAAATTAGTTGTTCCTGCTGTTCCTGGAACTGCTGTTGCAGAACCTGCGCCACCTCCCCCTGAACCTCCAGCACCACCTGTGCCGCCTGTGTTAAATGTAGAACCACCACCACCGCCAGCGTATGTAACAGAAGAACCTGAAATGCTAGATGAAGAACCAGCTCCACCAGCACCTCCTGTTGTAGTTGTTGCTGCACCACCTGCTGCACTAGCTCCACCACCACCACCGCCAGGTTGGTTTGCTGTTGTAGCTCCTAAACCACCATTATTTCCTTGACCTGAAGTTCCAGCACCTACTGTTCCTGTATAACAAGCTCCACCGCCTGAACCGCCTGACAAACCATTTAGATATGAAGAAGTTGTGCTATTGTAAGAACCACCGCCACCACCACCAATTGATGTTACAGTAGATAGACCTGTTCCACTTATAATTGAATTAGACCCTGAAGAGCCTGGAAGTTGAGCAGTATTTCCACCACCAACAGACCCAGCTCCTCCAGCCCCTACTGTTATTGTATAACTATTTAATATAGATAATGATAAATTAGAAACTAAATATCCCCCAGCACCACCTCCACCAGCAAAAGAACTTCCACCACCGCCGCCACCAGCAACTACAAGATAGGATGCAGATACACCAGCTTTAGATGATAAGACACCATAAGCTCTTGCTGCTTGAACGGCTAGTCTTGACAATAATGACATTAACTAATTCCTACTTAAATTGTGTTTGTGCTGAAAATACTGTGAATGCGGCTGAACCTGTTTTAACAATAGTATATGAATAAGCGTCTATACCTGAAGCGTTACCACTTGACCATGCTGTGCCACCTTGATATTTAGGAGTAACAGATGTACCGTCAATTGTAATTGCATTATTATAGTAAGCTGTTGAGCCTTGAGTTACCAAAAATACTACTGTAACTGATTGACCTGTTGCCATAGCAGTATTTAATGATGTTCCACTAGATGCTCTAAAGTTTACAGTCCAATTAGCAGATGCAGATGTTGTGTAATAAAGAACTGATTGGGTAGTGACATCATAGTTAATTGTTCCTGTTGCAGCAGTTGCTGATACAGTTACTAATTCAGCTGCGTTTGTAAATACAGCCGCTAAAACACTAGATGAGCCTGTAAAGTTTGCTGTTCCTGCTACTTGTAAACCACCTGCGCCTGGATCAGTTGTTGTTCCTATTGAGAAACCACCAGCAACGCTTAAACGAGCTTTTTCTGCACCGTTGTTATAGAACGTCATTGGTAAGTATGTGCCTGAACCGTTAATACCTGATACTAATTGAACGTCTGTAGAACCATTAGTAGCTATTAAAATTTTAGAGCAGTTTGTAGGTGTTGCATTGTTTGTAGCTTGCCATGATGCAGCAGTTGATGATCCATTAGGTAGTGCATAAATACCTGTTGAGCCATTAGTTGTTGATGTTTGGAAAGCGTTTCTGCTTGCTACTGTTGCGTTTGAGAAGTCACCTGCAAATAATCCACCTGTTCCATTTAATGTATGTCCGCTAGTAGTTAAAACACCTGTTGATGGGTTAAATTGGAATTTAGTAGAGCTTGTATATTCTGTATTAATGTTACCTGTTGTTATTGCAGAGAATAGTGGGTAACGAGTAGCGTTAGTGGTTGTATCGTCAGTAATAGCCACAGTTGCAGCGTTTGCAGCCCATGTTGGTGCAGATGCACCGTTTGATGTTAATACATAACCTGCTGTTCCTGCCACAGTTATTGCTAAACCTGATCCTGTTGAGTAAACAGCGCCACCTGCAACAGCAGTTAAATTAGCGTTTGTGCCACCATATGTTAATCCAATAATTGAACCATTCCATGTTCCTGATGCAATTGTTCCCACAGATGTAAGACTTGAAGTTACCACATTACTTGCTAAAGTTGTTCCTGCTAAAGAACCTGCTGGAAATCCTGTAGTGTTTGTTAATGTGCCTGAAGCTGGTGTGCCTAAAATTGGTGTAACTAATGTAGGGCTTGTAGATAATACAACGTTACCTGATCCTGTTGAAGTTGTAACGCCTGTGCCACCATTAGCCACAGCTAAAGTGCCAGCTAAAGTAATTGCGCCTGTAGTTGCGGAGGCAGGTGTTAATCCTGTAGTTCCTGCGCTAAATGATGATACTGTTGATGCAGATATTGAAGCCCATGAAGGAGCGCCTGCTACAACAGTTAAAAATTGACCTGTTGATCCAATACCTAAAAATGATGTTGCACCTGATCCTGTTTGATAAGGCAAAGAACCACTTGCGCCACCTGCTAAATTAGTTGCAGTTGTAGCAGAAGTTGCCGTTGAAGCAGTTGTAGCTGTCGCAGCATTACCACCGATAGATAATGAAGTAGCTGTGCCTGTTAAACCTGTGCCTGGGCCACTAAATTGTGTTGAAGCTGTAATAGTTGTGCCACCAAGCGTTGTAAAAGCGCCTGTAGAAGCTGTTGTAGCGCCAATCGTTGTGCCATTAATAGTTCCACCTGTAATTGCTACTGAACTAGCGTTTTGGGTGCTTAATGTGCCTAATCCTGTTACTTGAGTGTTAGGAATAGATATAGCTGTGTTAGTGACAGATGTTGCTTGACCTTGTGCGTTAAATGCAATCACAGGAACATTAGAAGCTGATCCATAAGTTGCCGCAGAAACGCCTGTGTTTGTAATAGAAAACTGTGTGCCTAATAATGTTAAACCTGTGCCTGCTGTATAACCTGATGCAAATGAAAGGTTAAAGAATTGAAGTGCTGTTACACCTAATGTGCCACCTGGTTGAGCCGTGCAATACCAAGCTGTTGTTGCTTGACCGCCTGATTCAATGTAAATAATTGCACCTAAATACTCATTCCATGTATCAGCACCTTGAAAATAAGTCCATGATCCTGTTTGAACGGTATAAATACCATTTTCTGCTGTATTTGTTTGGTTTTTAACTAAAACTGTATCACCTGCAACTACTGCAACGGTGTCAATAGTTTGTGCGCCTGAAAGCGTAATATTAGTTGTTGTAGCTGCTCTTGCTGGTGGTTTCCATGAAGCGCCTGCAATTGCGTAATCTACATAGTTTTTATTAGCAATATCGTTTCCACCTGTAGGTGTGGTTGAAATAGTGCCTGTAACTGTAGATATATTAGTAAAGTTACCTGTAGATGGAACTAAAGCACCAATAGTCGTGCTATTGATCGTGCTGTTTGTGATATTTACACCTGATTGGTCAGGATTTGCTGATGCGTAAAATGGCTTGTTCTGCCCAATAAATGTTACAAAGTTATCTTGGGCATCAAAATATGCCTGAACAGGCAATAAGTTTTGAACGGCTGATTGAGCAGGACTAGTCATTTTTGTTTCCTTTAAGAAGCTGTATGTAATATTGAATAATTAATAGTTACAGACTCGCTATAAGCATTGTTTGTGCTATTTTTAATAATTACAGAAAATGATCCATTAGCAATAGCTGCAATAAATACGTTATAAGCACCAACTGTTCCTCCCGAAGCAATAGAACATATAACATTATCATTAGCACTAACTTGACTATTTGTAACTACAAATAAAGCTTGAGCGCTAGGCGCTAATTGTGAATTAGCTGTAATAATTTGACCTGATGAAGTGTTAATTGTCACACCTGTAGTTTTATTATTGCTTTGCGTTACAGTTGCAAAATTACCAGCCGCATAACCAATAGTTGATGTTGCATATATGTTAGCCGCAGTAATGTCTGTTGCGTTGATTGGACAGGTAATTTGATTGCCACCTTGACCAAATAAACCTAAACAATTGTTATTTGCATCATATTTAGCTTGAACAGGTAAAAAATTGACTTCTGAACTACTTGCTACGCCTGGATTTGCCATAATAAATTTTCCTTAAGATTGATCGCCAACACCTGTTACATAAATAGTAGTTGTATCAGTTCCACCACAAATCGCTGTGATTTGGAATGGTAAAGTTGGAACTACTAAAGTGATAGGGTATGTCATATTTGCTGGAAGCACAAAATCACCTGGAGTGCTATTTGGAAATACCGCTGCTGGAGCAGTAGCCAAACTAGATACGTTTACAGCACAAGGTTTTGAGCCAACATTTAAAAATGTAGCATAATTAACTTGATCGTTAGTGGTATCGTCAATAGTAACTGAAGTTGAAGATGTAGCTGTTACAGCAATGGCATAGGTTTTTCCTGCTGGTCTTAAAACTGTGGTATTAGCCATGATTATTTCCTTGAATTAGTTAAATTATAAACTTTAATAGAAAAAAAGCCATTAGAAATTTAATGGCTTCTTCTCATTACATCACTTGCTTATAGTGTTGTGAAATCATAGCCATAAATATATACATCAAATGTTGCAGCTGCACCTTGTGCTGTTCCAACGTTAACATATAAATTTTGACCTGTTTGCACATTTGTTCCACCTGAAGCAATAGTTCTTTCAGACACGATTGTAGGGCCTGTAAGAGCAGAAACTGCTGCGGTAGTTACAATTGCTGAACCTGAACCACTAGCGCCAAGAGGTGCAGTATATACACCTGCTGTTGCAGTAGTTAAGCTAATTGAAGCATTAGTGAATACAACAAATTTTACTGAATAAGATGATGAATCTAATAGAGGTAAAATTGTGTCACCTGCGTAATTAGCGTTAACACCTTGGTAAGAAGCTAATAATCTTAATGCTTGATTAGAGCCTAATACTTGTGGGTGTCCGCCTTGGGTTATTGCTGGGCCTGGATTTGAAGTAGCCATAATATTTTCCTTTTCTGTTATTTAATAGAGAGGGCTTTGACACCCTCTCACCGTTACATTACTTAAGCTGCTACTCGGCAAGCTAACTCTGGGTAGAGTGGAGCCCAACCGTATAACACATCAAGACGTGTAGGAATTGAGTCATTGTTAATAGTGTATTGACGAACAACACGCATTGAAAGACCAATTTCCTTATCAGATGCACGACCTGCAAAGTGAACACCGTCAGGTAGCTCAAGATCAGCTACTGCGAGAGTGAACGCATTTCTGTGCATAATGATGTTTTGAGGTGATGTAACACCTGTGTTATTGAACGGAGTAACAGTTTGTGAGCCTGTTGATGTCACAACTACGTTTTGGAATTGACCTGCTGTAATAACAGCTGGTGAAACCGTAACTTGAGCTGTGCCACTTGAAGCGATTGTTACAGGAGCAGTAACAACAAAGTTGCGTAATTTACCATATGATTGACGGTTTTGTGGGTTAGCACCATAAACGCCAGCGATAGTAATTACGTCACCTTGGTTAAGTGTTGCATTAGCAGTAGCTGCACCAATAGTGATTGTTGAAGTTTGCGCCCAACCACTTGTTAGGAAGCCTGCTGCTGTAGTAACGTTACATGAAAGAACAGAAGTTGCATATGAACCAAAAGTTTGTGAAACAACGTTTTGATCTAATTTCCAATTCATACCACCTGAATCACGACCCATTAAACCTTTAGTATATTGAGCAGAAATAGCTGTTTGTGGATTGAAAAGACCTTTTAAGCTATCAACAATAGTTGCAGATGTAAATGGCTCAACGATACATGATCTGCGGCCATCTCTAGGAGCGCCTTCAGAATCAAGGTATGCTTGACCTGTTAAGTATGTGATTAAGCTTGTTGGAGTTACGCCTGCTGTGCCAACGATGTTAGCTGTGTTGTTTTTAGCAGTTGTAAGACCGTCACGATCAATCTTATTCGCAATCGCTGCAACAGCTGGTTTCAATACACGATCAGAGAACATATCTAAAGATAATGCTAAGTCTTGTGTAGTGAATTGTGTGTCAACGTGGAATTGTGTTGATAAAGTAACAGGGACTGAAGTTTCATTGAAATCTTCAACGTTTAATGCTGGGCCTGTTGTGCCGATGAAACGACCAGGTCTACGAACGTTAACTGTGTTACCAATTTTTGCGCCTACTACAGCGAATTGGTCGTCATAGTTACGGTCAACTTCTGATGTGAATGTTAATTCATTTTCCAAGACCATCAACGCTTCGTTAGTGATCTTGCTAATGGTTAGTAAATTATTAGCCATGATATTTCCTTATTTTAAGAGTTTAATATCCTGCTACCTAATTTTCCCTGCTTTACGAGATTCACGCCATTGTTGATAAGTGCCATGGAATTCACCATCTGAACTTACACCAACATCGGCAACTGCTGAACTCGTCTTTATAGGACTAATTGGTGCAGGTGCTTTACTGCGTGCAATAGAAGGTTTCGTTTCAGCTTCAGTCTTGGCCTCTTGTTTTGTATCATTAGCCTCAAACTTTGCTTCCAATTTACCAATTTCACGAAGGGCTTTGATTGGTGTAGATGAGTTTAGCGTTTCTACTAGCTCGGGATTTTCTGCTAGGTGATATAGGATTCTTGGGCCTACATCGGACTCTATAATTGCATCTCTGATAACATCGCTCACTTGAACGTCTGCTGCCGAGGCAATCATTTCATCATAGTCAGGTAAATCCGCCTTAATAGCAGCTTCACGTTGTTTCCAAGAATCAGCCATTTTTTGACGATTTTCTTGGTCTGTACGTTCCGCTTCGGCTTTCTCTCTATTCAATATAGCTTGTTCAGCACTCCATTCAGCTAATGCTTCAGCGTATTCAAACGCATCATTAAACTGACTAG